AGAAGGTCGTCGCCGAGAAGCGCGAGCAGACCGAGGAGTGGCGCTCCAGCGGCGAGTACCGCGAGCAGTTCCTCGGCTGGCTGAAGGGTGGCCGTGCGCCCGAGCAGCGCGAGCTCATCACCAGCGCCAACTCCAACATCCTCATCCCCAAGCTGTACGAAGACGGGATCCTGAAGTACATGATGGCGCAGAGCGTCATCCGCAACCTGGCCGACCTGAAGACCGGCGTCCAGGGTTACCCGACCCTGCGCTACAACACCCTCGCCACCGCCGATTACACCTCGGCCTGGACCCAGCCGGACACCGGCACGACCGCCCGCACCAGCATCGACCCCGGCTTCGCCGAGGTGCCGCTGGCTTGGCAGCCGTGCCTGCCCTACACGCAGGTGTCGCAGCAGCTCATGCGCCAGGCGAACTTCGACGTGGAGGCGGAGGTGATGGACAACCTCCAGCGCCAGCTCTCGAAGAACCTCGAATGGGGCTACATCGGCGGCACCGGCACCAACCAGCCCAAGGGCATTTTCACGGTCAACACCAGCACCAATCAGGTCACGGCGACCTCGGCCAGCACGACCCGTGCTGCCGCGATCACGGCTGGCGTGACGCTGGCGAAGCTCCAGGAAATGCGCTACTCGAAGCTCCCCGCGGCGTACTGGGGCTCCTCGGCGTGGATCATCCCGCAGGACGTGTACGCGACCATCGCTGCTATCACCGTGAACAACGTGCCGCTCTTTATCCCGAGCGCGGACGCTGTCGGCCAGGCTGGCGCTGGCTTCACCCTGATGGGTCTCCCGGTCTACGTGACCGAGTACCTCCCGGCGCACATCACCACCGCGGGCGGCTCGGGCGGCAAGAACTGCCTGGCTGTGCTCGGAAACATCTCGGATGGCTTCGCCATCCGCGAGGCGGCTGGCATCGGAATGATTCGCGACGAGATCACCGCGGCAGCTTCTGCCCGCGTGATCTTCCAGGGCATGGTGTTTGCCAACAGCGACTTCACCCGCGTGAAGTCGCTGGTGCAGCTCAACGTCACCAACGCCTGATCTTCATCCTCTCATCGGCACAGGTGGCGCTCCTTCGGGGGCGCCACCTGGCTGCGAGGTAGTCCGTGGCGATTGATATCTCCAAGTTCCGCAACTGGGCCCGGCTCTCCTCTAACGAGGACGATCCGGCCATTCAAATTGCGTGGGAAGCAGCGAAGCGCGAACTGGAGGAGCGCACCGGCTGGTGCGTCGATCCGGTCACGCGGACGCAGTACGTGGCGTCAGAGCCGACAAACGACCAGCTGCTGGTGCGCCTGGAGCGCCAGCCGGCGACGGCGGTGACGTACCTGGACGATGATGGGGCGACCGGATCCGCGACGCTGGTGACCATCAACGGGATCCAGTACGCGACGATGGCGGATTCGCTGGCCTACCCGGTGGTGCTGACGGTGACCGCTGGTACGAACACCCTCAACCCGCTACTGGAGATGGCAATCCTCCAGCGCGTGACGCAGCACGTGGCAAGCCGCGGAGATGACACGGTGGCGCTCCCAAGCGACTACTGGGATAGGGTGTCCAGCATGATGGGGAAGGGCATTGGCTGATGCCTGGACACGTCCCATCCGGAATGTTGCGCCTCGCCATGACGGCGCAGAATCCCGTCCGGACGGTCGATGACTTTGGCCAGGCTTCGGAGGCGTGGGTAAACGTGGCGGTCCTGCATTGCCATATCGAGGTCGCATCGACCAACGAAACGATGGATGACCGAGGCCCGGCTGTGCGAACTGATTGGCGCATCCTCGCGAGCTTCCATCCGTCCGTGAACACCCGTAGCCGGTTGTTGTGGAACGACCACGGCACGGAGCGCACGTTCAACGTGCGAGCGTGCTGGGACCGCGACCAGCGCCGCCGTCGGCTGGAGATCGAAGCTACGGAGGTGCTGCCGTGAACACGACCACCAACGTCAAGGTCTACGTGGACGACAAGGAAGTCCGGAAGACTCTTGGCTTGCTGTCGGTTTCGCTCGGCGAGCGTGTCCGCAAGAAGGGCGCCCGCAAGGCACTCGGCACGGTCAAGAACAAGCTGCAAGCTCTTTGGCTTTCTGCCATGTATCGCGGCAAGTCACCGCATCGAAAGGCCATCGCCAAGGCGACAAAGGTGGACGTGCGGCGCAACGGCAAGACACCTGGTAGCCCAATCATCGCGGAGGTCGGCGTCGTGTACGGAGCCAAGGGCGGAAAGGGTGCCAAGGGACGGCAGCGTATTTGGCACTTGCTGGAGCACGGGTTCCGTTCGCACGGTTCCTCCAACGTGTACTCGAACGCGCCGACGCATCTCCGCGAGGCGGTCCGTGAGCGTCGTTCGTGGATCCAGGCCAAGCGCAAGGAAATCTTCGCCACGATCAAGGGTGGCAAGTTTGAGGCCAAGCGCGCTCGGTCCAAAGCCATGAAAGAGATGTACGCAGCTGCTCGTGAGCAGTGGGCAGATGTCGCGACCTACCAAGGTCAAAAGCGCGAGACAATCGAACGGTCAAAGGCTGCTGGATCCGGTCGCATGATTGCCGGATCAAAACGGTCTACTCGATTCATTGCCGCAAATTTTCAGGCCATTATGAACGACATTTCGGCATCGGTACTTGCCGAGGCAAAAGAGGTCCTTGGAGGTCGAAATGTCTCTTGAGAACATCTGCCGCGCAGTGAAGGCGACGCTTGACGGCGCCGGTTACCCGGTGTCTGTCGGTATGCGAAATGCCGGGACCGCCACGCCATGCATCGTCTACGAGATCAACAGCGCCACCTGCGATATGCGGATGTCCGGCCCAGACGGCTTGCAGCATTGGACCGTGGAGCTTGAGATCGCTTGCGTTGCAGACACGGTCGAAGCGGTGGCGCAGATGGTGGATTCCGTTCGTGCTGAATGGCAATCCGGACCCATCGATAGTACGACTTACGACTGCTCGCTCGTCATGGGATCGTTTGCGGTGGCGTTCACCGCCGAAACTCCCGATGACGGCCAGCAGGATGCAGAACGAATCGGCACGATCAGCATGACGCTGCTCGTCCAGGAGGATTGATATGGCACTCATCTCAGGCTACGGCGGCACAGTCACGCTGAACTTTCAGAGCGGCACTGCCGCCGCGTTCCCCGTCCGAAACATTGCAATCAACTTCGAGCGGTCAAGCATTGACATGACACAGCTCTCTGACTTCCGCGAGAAGCGAGCACCCGGACGCGTCCGCCGCACGGCGACGTTTGACATGATGGCGCAGGACAGCACCACGGATGATGCTCTGCGTTTGCATATGTTCCCCACCACCTTAGCCGAGGCTGTTGGCCGCTCCGTGGTGTTAGTGTTCACGGATCAAGGAAGCAAGGCATACACCATCACCGGGCACCTGACCTCGGCGTCCCGTTCCGATGACGGCACCGGCCCCGGTATGTGGTCCCTCACCCTGGAAGAAGCCTGATGCCGTTCGACCTCACGAAGATCGCCGCTCGGCAGCGCACCGTCGAGATCGACGGCGTCGGCCCGGTCGTATTCCGCGAGCCGACGCTGGCGGATTACACGCGGTCCCAGGTCGACCCGTACTGGTGGGGATCCTGCATCTCCTGCCCGGACGGATCGCCTTTCGTGGTGTCGAACGCGGACCTCGGCACGGTGCGCGCTGACGTGGCCGGGCGCCTCCTGGAGGAGGTCAACCGGCCACGCCCTACGGAGCCGCCACACGGCGGCTGTGGAGAATCGCCAGCCCGGAGCAACGCATGATGATGCCCGTCGCCCTGGCACGGCTTGAGATGACCACCGAGGAACGGTGCGAGCACCTCCTCGGGGTGATCGCTTGCACCCTGACCGGGAAGCGCCCGCATGAGTTCATGCCGTGGGTTCGCTCCGGTTTGGACGAGTTTGCACGGGAGGTGGGCCGTGGCTGACAAGTCGATGAAAGCAGTCATCCGGGCCGAGGTCGACCCGTCGGGCGTGGTCAAGGGCGTCGCCGCAGCGAACCGCGAGCTGCAGAAGCTCAACGCCACCAGCGCCAAGGCGGCGCTGGCAAGCGGCATCAGCGCCACGATTGACGCCGGGCAGGTGGCCTTCGGTGCCATCCGTTCCGCAGTCACCGCCCTGGACAAGCGGGCCGATGACCTGACCAAGATCACGACCACGTTCAACGTGGATGCAGCAAATGCTGCAACGCAGTCGGAAATCGAGAAGTACGCCAGGAACAAGCGGATTGCCGACGCGCTGGCGCCGGGCGTGATTCAGGGCATCAAGAATCAGGACATCATCGCCAACCGCGAAGCCGCGTCCATCGTGGCAAACGGCGCCGCAATCGGGCAGGGCATCGCCAACATTCAAGGCATCTCGGCGGGTGGACAAGCCGCAGTAAATCAGGGACTGGATGTCGGTCTCCAGGGCGCTGGATCCACGACGCTTGACGAGATCCGCAACATGCTTAGCAAGTGGTCCGGCTGGATGCGAGGGCAACCGTAATGGGAACGTGGTCATATATCGAAGTGGCGGACAGCCGGATCTACGGGCGCACGTCGCCCGGCAACGAGCATTCGGTGGACCTTGTCTACCAAGTGAAGTGGACGCCAGCCGACGCCAACGATACCTACCCCGGCGACAGCGAAATCTTCACCAGCGGCATTCCGCTGGTGCGGCAGCGCCTCCCGGCGGGTGTCTACGGCAGCGACAGCTTCCTGAAGACCTACGTTTGCCGTTCCGTCGAGAGCGCACCGGTGCGCGAGGGCACTTTCG